GGGTATATATCCCGCAGACTGTCTAAATATCCATCCGGCAAGTGTGGATTACTATAGGACGGTGCGCGGATAATCTCGTAGCCTGGTAGCTTTTTGGCTTCCCATGCTTCATGGACAAACTTAAAACCCTCCGGTGTTGTTGCCACGCCTACGGTATTAGGTTCACCGCCTGGTTTCTTTTGCCGATTACGCGATAAAATTCTGCGCCAACATTCCGCAGCATCGGCGTACTTCAATGTATCGAGTTCGTCTACGTCGGAGTCGCCTACCTCGTAGCCAATAATACGACTAGGAGTATCCATCGAGCGAAATATTATTCTTCCGTGGCCTTCAATCTCTAGGACATTATGCGGCGATTTAATTAGCTTGTACGGTATACCAACCCCCGTCAATATTTCCTCAAACCGAGGCCATGCAATCATGCGTATAAGGTCGTATGTCGGCTCGTAAAATGCCCTGTCGTTAAACGGGTATTTCAACTTGCCGATAATTGCGCGAACAACTAACGCCTCAGTTTTTCCCGCCCCAAAGCCAGCCACAATCGCCGGATAAAGCGACTCTGAAAATATGAACTGGTCTTGTGGGCCGGTTGGGTTAATCTCCACCTGGACGGTTAATAACTAGCTTAACTGCATCAGTTAGGCCAAGGTCGATCTTTTCAGACCACTTAGCCCGAGTCTTTAACCAGAATATCTGCGAAGTCGTGTCGCCTTTCATGGCCTTGTTATAGAGCGCCCCAGCCACGGCCGCATTAGCTTTAATGCCCCCGAACTTTAACTCGTCCTCGTAATGCTTGCGAAGTGTGTTTTTAGATATGCCGCAAAGCAAAGCAATATCATCTTGTGGAACACCAACCGCCGCATAGTCTGTAACCGTCTTTCGCATATCTTCTGTTGGCTCGTGTTTAGCGGTCACTGGCAACCTCCGCAAAGGTTTGGCCGGTAGACTCGAGGGTAGCCACCTTGCCGGTGAATTGTTCCCACCGCTTAACAATCACATCAACATATTTGGGGTCAAGTTCCATTAGACGGGAAATACGCCCGTTCTTCTCTGCTGCAATCGCGGTGGTTCCAGAGCCAGCAAATGTGTCAAGGACTGTGTCTTGGCCCTTGGTGTTGTTGAGCATTAAGTATTCAAAAAGCTCCACGGGCTTCATTGTCGGGTGCTCTGCGCTCCTCCTCGGCCTGTCTAGATTTATAACTGTGACTTGCTTCCTATCAGCAGCCCACAGGTGACCAGCGCCCTCTTTCCACCCATAAAGGCATGGCTCGTGCTTCCAATGGTAATCCTGCCTGCCCATTACGTGTTGGTTTTTATTCCAAATAAGAGACTGCCTGACAACCCAGCCAGTATCCTTTGCCGCCCCCCTGAAATTGTATCCCTCGATGTCTGAGTGCCAGATATAGAAAGCAGCGCCCGATTTCATGACAGCATCTGCGGCGGTATATGCATCGACAAGGAATTGCCTGAACGCGTCATCATCCATTTCGTCGTTCACAATCTTCAGTTTATCTTTTGTCCCCCCCTCATAGGCAACATTGTAGGGAGGGTCTGTTAACCACATATCCACCATTTGCCCATCGCATAGCTTCTCAACTTCATCAATCGAGGTGCTATTTCCACACATAACCCGGTGATCACCTAGCAGCCATATATCGCCGAGCACCGACACTGGAGTTTCCGGTGGCTCCGGCGCATCGTCTTCGCCTTCGGCTTCCGCGATAACTTCCAGCTTACCGATTTCTATATCACTAAAGCCGGTTAGACTAATATCAAAATCTAGCGCCTTTAGCCCGTCAAGTTCTAACCGCAATAACTCATCATCCCAGCCTGCATTGAGGGCCAGTTTGTTATCCGCTATCACATAGGCTTTGCGCTGTGCCTCCGTTAGACCAGCAAGCTCTATAGTGGGAACTTCGTCTAAACCTAGCTTCCTAGCCGCTAATATCCGACCGTGGCCAGCGATAATGCCGCCTTGCTCATCAATAAGAACTGGATTAGTGAACCCAAACTCCTTAATGCTGGCGGCTACTTGTGCCACCTGCTCGTCGCTATGAGTCCGGCTATTGTTGCTGTAGGGTATTAAATCCTCTACCCGCTTGAACTTAATTTCTTGTGCGCCCTTTTTTATAGAGTGCAAGTGCTCGTTGTTTTCCATTGCTTCCCTCCCCGAGAGTCGCCCACAGCCCCGCTGCGGTATAACAATTTCTTACGCCACGTTTGCTAGATAACGTAGTGGATTAGTCGTATTTCTTTTCGGTAATTTTGATTTTTATAGTGCGCGAATCGGTACGACCCGCCGCAGTAACGATGGTGTTAGTAACCTCGTACTTTTCACCCAATGTACCGGCAGACAGCCATACAATAGCCGAAGTAGTAGTATTAGAATCGCTGTCTATTACTATGTCCTCGCTATCATCGACCGACCAACTACTAGAAACGATAGTGTCCTCGCCAAGCCAGGCCGTCCAGTCCTCCTCGTAGTCTAGAACCGAGCCGACTATTTTAGTAAAGGTAGTCATTACGATACGGTAAATATGCCAGAGGCATTCATTGTCACAGTAAACGTGTTGCCGTCCGTGGCTGTAACATCGGCGGGGGTGTCGTCTAACAGGACGTGCGCGATAATAAGATCGCTGGGGTGTGTATCGTCGTATATTACGGCGTAACGTGCGGTAATTGGGCCGCCTGATGCAGTCCATACCGCATTATCACTATCAAAGGTATAAGTACCGCTAACCTGGCTATCCGTAACCGTTAACGTCTTGTCGTTTTGCGTATACCCATTAGCCGTTGCTAACTGGTTGGTTAGACTCGCCAACGCGACCACCGACGTAGTAGCCGCATTAGATGAGCTACTACAAAGAATGATTTTAAAAACGTCTGTATCTGTATCGACGTTACCCGTAGCCATTTCGTAAATGACTGTATCGTGAACAACCCATGCTCCTGCTCCCATTGGAAGACCCCCATTTTAAATTAAGCCGCTAGGCTTCTAGTTTCTGAATTAATGATAAGTTCGCGGTCTTCCGCTGTAACGGTTGACGTGCGCGTTTCTGCCGCTGCTATTGATACTCTTATAGCCGGTACAGATTGAGTGTGAACCCGTATTAAGGAAAGCCCGTTAATACTTAGCGACCCTGTGGACGGCTCTGCCTCCACTGGCGTGGCTATAGTTGGCACGTAACCTGTGGCGGATAAAGTAGCCGGATTAGGCGCGACGTTTACCGCAATCTCTAAACCAGGCGAATAACCTGTTATCGTCTTACTGACCGCATCCGGTGTCTGGTTGGCTGCTAAATCAACAACGGGCGCGTAACCGGTTACAGATAGCGAAGCCGCGTCTGGCCGCTGGTCTACCTCAATATCCGCGCTTGGCGCATACCCTGTAACAGTTAACGACCCTGCGCTAGGATATTGTGCCGCCGTGGTCGCTATTTCAGGCGCATAGCCCGTTATAGCTAGGCTGCCGGTCGCCGGTAGCGCTTCTATGGTAATGAGAATCGTTACCGGGTGGCCAGCAATCGTTAAACCGTCTACGCCTGGCGATTGGTTAGCGTCTAACTCTATCGCCGGTACATATCCGGTAATAGATAGACTATCTGCGGCGGGTAATTGATTAACCCCTACATCTACGCCACTGGCGTACCCTGTAATGGTTAAGGAACCCGCGCCTGGTAACTGGCTGGCCGCTGTTTCGGCTTGTGGCGACAAGCCCGTAATGCTTAACGAGTCAATGCCTGGCAACTGATTAACGGATTTATCTACCGCTGGCGCATAGCCAACAATAGACAACGACCCCGCCCCAGGCTCGGCACTTCCAGAGTAACCAACACCAGGGGCGTAACCGGTAATGCTTTCGCTACCGCTACCAGGCGACTGATTAACTGCTATATCGACTACAGGCGCGTAACCTGTAATCACCAAGGTTCCAACGCCTGGCGATTGGTTGGCGTTTGTCTCTATCTCTGGCACCAGGCCGGAAATAGTCAAAGAACCGTTAACAGATAGTTGGTTTACCGCTATATCGACCGTCGGGATTCTACCCGTAACCGATAGCGAACCTGTACCAGGCGAGCCATTCCACGCAAGCGATAGCGAGGGGGCATAACCGGCAATCACTAGGCCGTCTAGCCCTGGTGTCTGGTTAACCTGTATATCTGTATCGGGCGCGTAACCCGTAACAGCCAGACTACCCACTGCAGGCGATTGGTTCGCCGCTATATCTGCGGTGGGCGCGTAACCGGTAATCGTGAGACTACCCGCGCTCGTTGCGGCTTCTTTGTTTTGGTCTAATAAATCCGCGTTAGATTGATCTAGTAACGGATTGCTATTTTGATCTAATAGGATAGCCATATTGTGAGACTGCCCCTATTTAATTACTGCCATCCGGTCGAAATATCGTAATCTGCTATCGCTTGCAGGTCGTTTAATGCCATTAATGCGTTATAGTGCGTTTTTGAGTTGCTGTTGGTTAGCTTGATATGGTCGAAAATACCATCCTGTATCGCGTCCAGCATAGCCTTGTTGACGTCGATCCAACCCGTCGCCAGCTTAAAACTAATTGTTTCGCTAGGCTTACGGGCCATTAGACTCAACGCGCCGGTCAGCTCTGCTATGGCCTGGGTGTCGGTTGAAATATTTAAGCCATTAACAACCGTCCCACCATCGCGCTTGTCCTTGGTAAAGGCGTCCAGTTCGTCTAGCCGTTCAGCCCGTATATCATCTAACGACTTATCACTGACAACATAAGTCCATACGCTATGGGTCGCTGTGATCGTTTTTTGCAATGTCCTGGTCTGCGTTTTGGGGTCGTGCGCCGGTTTTATCACTTGGCGAGGTAACCATTTACCTTTATTCGCTGATA